GAATCCCAAATAAAGTGGACTAACCACATGACTACAGGTTGTATTAATGTCCACAAATTTTTTAAGGCTTTCATAATTTGGTCGCCGTGTTCAAACCACCAGATTGACATAAATGCAAGAGTCCTTTTAAAGAAAATAGATATATCATCCCAAATCGACTTAAAGAACGCCTTCATTGGTGCGAGTTTTTTCTTGAAACCCTCGACCATTTGATTAACGCCTTCGTTAAATCCACTCATATCAGGCGAAGGCATTTTAGGTTGAGGTATACCACCCATCTTAGGTACACCACCCGCGCCTCCTGCGCCCGCGCCTCCTGCACCTGCACCTGCACCTTTAGCGGCTTTATCGGCTAAAGTATTAACTTCATCAAATCCGGCTACGCCTAATTTAGCCGCCTGTTGTTGAGCCGCCCCAGATGCTTTCGCCTTTTTCGCAGTTGCATCATGGGCTTTTCCGAGATTATTAACTGCATCGGTTTGTTGCTTTGTTGCATCTGTAGTCGCATCTATGCCTCCCACTTTCATAGGAGTTCCTGCGCCGAATTTAAAGCCGCCGAACAACGCGGTCATAAAAGCGGCAAAAACTTGAAGTGCTTTATATAGCCATTCCATTAACATTGTTAATAGAGGCAAAACATTATATAAAATAGGCAAGAACGCCTGACCTAATGCTAACCGAACATCTCCGAGGGCGGCGGTAAACACCGACATTCGTAAAGATGTTGTATCTTGCATGGTCGAACCTAGAGTAGCTGTAACTTGCTCTAAAATAGACGAATATAAAATTTGCTTTTGTGTGGCTGTAGACAATTTTTGCCACGGTTGCCCATTCGCCATTTCTTGATAAGCTTTTGATTGTTGAAGTGCGGCTACACGAACATTTACGCCTAATTCGTCTGCCCCGTCAGCCTCAGCGTTCATTGCAGAACGAATTCGGTCAGAAACTTCTGTCATAGCCATTCCGCGCTTATTTGCAATTAAAGCCGCAACTTCTTCCATTTTCGTAGTTTTATTTACTAAATCTTCTTGACTTGTAGCAATCGTACGAAAGTTTAAAGATAAAGTTTGGGCGAGTTTTGCAGATTCTAGGCGAGAGAAACCCATAGCATGCCCTGTAGTAGATGCCCAATCATTGAATTGTTGCGTACTTTTCCCAAAAGTCGAACCTAACGTAGCCATAGCCGCCTCATATTGCGAGGCATCATCTATCCCTTGCTTTAGAAAGTCTACGCCTGCTAATCCTGCCAAAGCGCCTGCGATTTTTCCTTTTAAACCGCCCATTGCGCCTGTTACGGAATCAGCGAATTTTTTTACTTCGCTACGGGCGTTGTTCATTCCGGCGGCTAAAGCAGATGTATCAGCCCCAACTCGGACAAGGAGGTTACGAAGTGCCATCCGTTTCACCATCTTTCGAGATTACTGAACCGCCCATTTGAGCGTTTAAGCCTTTAACCATTTGAAGCATTTCATCGTCTGACATTTCGGTATCAGTATCTTTACCTGTCAGCTTTTTGATTTCATCTTTTAAAGATGGTAAGTATTTTTGTCTGTGATAATATTCATGTAGCCAAACAAGCGTAACTTTTTCTTCGAATTCGGCTGTTCTTCTTTCAAGAAAAGCCTCTGCATATACGGCTAATTCGTGCGGTGTCATATAGTCAAATTCTGTTAACGAAATACCCATAAGGATAGCGGTTTTTAGCGCTTCTTCCCAATTCCATAACTCCATTGGGTCGGTTTTACTAACACCACTATCCTTTCTTAGTTTTTTTGTTTTTCAGTTTCCGCAAAAGCCTTATTTAAGGCGTTGTTCATTGCTTTCAAAATATCTCCATAAGATTCAGCCATATCAAGCAAATCTTCCATCATTTCGAGCGTCAATTCTTCGTTATTTTCTTTTGCGTCTGCCATCAACCCGCAAAACATAACTTTTTCAATTTCGCCTAAATCGAATTCGTTTTCGTCCATTTTCGCTAAATTCTTACCCACTAATACACTAAGTTTTTTTAGTGATTTATGACCGAAACGAACGAAACGCGGTTTATCTAGCATAATCATTACATCGGGATTTTTGTCTGTTTGTGTTGTCATGAATTTTTCCTCCGTTAATCTTTATACTGGTCCTGCAAGTGTTGGTTTGCCAGAAACTTTGAGAGTAGCCGAGAATTTAATTAAAGCGCTTAAATCGACTGATGTATGATAATCCGTAATAACAGCCGAGAAAGTCCAAGTTGTGCCTGTAGTAGTGCCTTTGTCGGGAAACTCAATTGTGTAAGATTGGACTGTTAGCGCCTCGAAATCCGCTAATAAAGTACCGTGAGCTGTATAATCAAAATAACCACTTATAGCGACTTCGCCTGCATCCTTGAGTGTAGACACATATGTTCTATATCCCCCTACGGTATCTAATACTGTACTTTCCGTAGTTTCGCTTTTTAAATTTAATCCATCTATAGAGGTTAGTGAAGCTATTACAGTTACCCCTTTTTTTAGCTTTGTACCCATAGAAACTGTAGGCAATGTTATCACTCCATTATCTGTTGGTGGTGGGTCCGGCGGCGGTGACGAGGGATAGTAGAGGGTGATACTCTGCTCGGCTGAATACCCGAAGTCAGAATAATCATCCTCAGCGACTAACTGATATAAAGTTTCAACATTTCGGGCGTAATTTGTTACGTCCAAAGTGAACACATCAGATTGAGCCGCTTTCGCAAGCCACTTTTTCCAAGTACCATTTACATATAAACTAGTGCCGAGATAATCGACAATATTCGGACGAGTAAAACTAATTTGAAGTGTATTATTGTCGGTTTGAGTTGCAACGATATTAGTCGGTGCAGGTGGCGGTTTAATCCTATCAATCGAATCTGTTATATCATGGTCTACTTGATTTTGTGCATGATATAATCCGAAAGAACTAGCGTCTGCTATAGCCCCATATTGCCATAGACAATACGTTGTCCAACCGCCTAAATTTGCAGGCGAATTCGCCGGATTTGTATTATTTGGATAATAAATGTCATATTCAGCTAACCACAACGGCATATTATTAATTTCTGCTAATTTACCGTCTGAAATATTCATTTGCGTGGGGTCTTTTAAAAAATAACGGTCGCTATAAAAGCCTAATCGCCTATTTGTGGTATTAAAAAAACGGTCACGAAAGCGCTTAACCCAGTCAATGAGTTGGTCGCCTGTTAGACCGTCATACATGGGATGCTGAGGTGTTGTACTTCCCCACGATTCAACATCAAGCATAGGCACAAGGTCGCCAAATTGACCCGTTCCGTAAGCTTGTTGAAGAATGGTGATAAAATTATCACATTGAGCATCGCATTGAACATCTCCACCACTTGTAATCGGTTTTGTCGGTTGGGCGAAATAATAAGCGCCTGACGGAACGCCATGCGTTTTACATAATGCTACTCTGGTAACAAATGTTGAATCTGCCGTACCTGATGAACCATACGCCCGTAAATAGTTAAAATTAGGCGAATTGGTGAAAAGTGTCGTTTCGTTTGTAATGGATTGAAAAGAAGAAAAATCCAATCCGTTTAACGTTGCGCTTCCTCTAGTTTGCATAGTCAATCACCTTTAAAGATTTACTTTTATATCAATAGAGGAACTATGAAAATCAAGTTCTTCATTAAAATCTTCGCTAGGCTCGTTATATTCGTAACTTTTTACGAGTGGTCCTCCAATTCCGATAGCTCGACCGAAAAAAGAAGCTAATTTATCTACGACTTGCTTTACTAAACTTTTTAATTCATCGTAAGTTTGCGTTACTATATGGATTGTGGCATTTACTTCTTTGATATCGTTATAGCCTGCTAAAGTCTGAATTTTTTTACCCTCGGACGAAACGTATAAAATAAAAGGTGGGCTTGTTCCTTCTTTGGCGCTTAAAGGAAATACCTTACCATCTAATGCGGTAATAGTTGATAATTCATGAACAAGTGCTTGTTCGAAATCCATCTGTACACCTTCTTTTTAAAGTAAATTTTCTATTTCTTCTAAAAGCACATCAATCACCGTTTGAAGCGATTGGGCTTGATGCGCCTCCATAGCGGCTCTAACGAAATATCTTCCTGCTTTTTTTCCGTGTTTAGTCGGATAGCCCCATTCGACAGACTGAGGATAATAAGCCGGATTTTTTTTGCCGCCATATACGCCTGCATTTATTATTTTTTTCCTGTAGAAATCACTATATTTAGACCACCAATTAATACGATAAACGCCTTTATTACGCTTATTAGGCGTTTCTTGAATAGAGTGAACTCCACGTTTCAACATACCTGTTTTGCCCTTTGGCGCAGTTTGCCTAGCTTCGGCAAGCGTTGGGGCTATTCCTGCTTTAGCCGCCTTTGTTAAAATCCGTTTAGGTGGTTTTCCTATGAGTGCAAATTGTTCTTCTAATTGGTCTAAACCTTCAAGAGTTATACTTATTTCCCTTGTGTTTATTCCACTTACAACTGCCAATTCAATCCCCTCCTAGAACGGCTTAATTTGCTCTAATTCTCTAATGAGCAAGTTCATTTCTTGATTTCTTTCTTCAAAATTAATGGGTGGGGAAATAATTTCAAAAATGCGGCTACCAAATTTAATTCGCATTGTTGAATCCACACCACTTTGATATCTCATATAAATTCGATGGCTTATTTCGCCTTTTTCACCTTGTCGGGCGATAACCTCTTTACCACTAATAGGGAGGATTTGAACCCTTGCTTTAAAGGCATCCTCCCAATTAGCATCTATCGCTTTCGAGATTTCCCCGTAATCGTTCGGGGTATTCCTTAACCGTTGAAAGGTGACAACGTGCCTGTATTTGCCTGCATTGATTCGAAAAATGGTCATGTTATCACCTACAACAAGTTAACCGAATGTAAATTCAGCATATTTTCGACTAAAGGATTCACCTTTGAAATCTTATCGACTGTCATAAGTCGATTGTCGTACATCTCGCCTGAAAGCACGAATAAAGTAATACTCAATTCATCGTATAGGTCCATATTTTCAGTCGTAAGACCTGTATAATTTTTTATATAAGCCCTCGTTCCAAACAAAATCGACCGAATTAACGTATCATCTTCATCGTGCATGATATTCAAGTAATTTTTTACATCGCTTACAGTGATTTCACTTATTTTCATAAGTATCAGCTACTTTTGCTTTCGCCGCTTTCGCCTGTGTTACTTGTGCTTTTGTTTGAGCATTTGTAGTAGCACTTGGCATAAATTCATGAGCTTTGTCATGAACCATAGCTTTGTCAGCTTGGCTTAATTGTTGACTTGCTGTGCTTTGCTCAGTCATTTGTTGACGAGCTTGAGCCATTTCTTGTGTTAACTTATTCGCCTGAATATTTTGCTCATGAGCTGCGATTCCAACATGTTCATTTGCTTTCGCCTGAGCTTGACCATATTCTTGTTGTTTTGATTCTGCTTCTTGTCTCGCCTGCATCGTTTCGCTATGGACTTGTTCATCCATTTTCTGAATATAGCCCATTTGCTCTAATTTCTGAACCGCCTCAGAATCAGCAAGACTAAAAACTTCACCTACATTACGCGTTCCTAATGCTTCGTGATAGAAATTAACTTTTGCTTGATAAGTTGTTTGACCTGACATTTAATTCCCTCCTTTCAATAATGGTTAGGTGCGTTGTTATTTTGGACTAAATTCGTCTAAATTACGCAAGTGAAAGAATTGCGATTTTTTGTTCTTCTACAACGCGGCTATCAAATTCTGCGTAGCCTACTACTCCCGTTGCGTGACTAGTTGCATAAAGTTCATTTAAAACTTGAACTTGTACATTTTGGGCGAGTTTCACGTACATACCGCTCATATCTCCATAAGCAAGAACTTTTTTGCCTGTAGTCATGGTATTAGGCGCATTCTGAGAAATAAATACGGGCTTACCAAGTAAAGACCATCCGAAAGGAGAAGAAATGTCGTTATTCAGTAATGGATAACCCATTCCGTCTTTCATTTTGCGTAATGCGCTAAATAGGTCTTTGTGCATAATCCAACAAGCGTTATCCTGTAAAACTTGAGGTATAATGATTTGAGTTTGAATGATATCGTCTAAAGCGACCGAAGTTGCGCCTGCGGCAGTTACGCCCGTTACATTAGCATCCACAAATAAGCCTGTAGCGGCAGTTGTGCCTACACCTACAAGTAATTCATGTTCCATAAATGAAGCGAAACTTTGTGCCATCCAATTTGTTACATAGCCCACTAAATCGAAGTCTTGACGATTCATTAACGAGCGAGAAACTTGTACCAAACTTCCTGCAATAAAGTTCTGTAATTTGATGGAAGTGAAATTGCCGTTTGCAGGCGTTAAAGCAGTCATATCCGCAATATAGCCGGCTGTAATAGAAGTGATATCGAATTTAGGGAAAACCAAATCGCCTCCAACATTAAATACAGTCGCACGTTGCAGGATTGGACTTAATTCAAGTACCCTCGTAATTATGCGATTTGCAATTTCAGTCGGGATTATAGCCCCATTACTCGCTACATTTAACGCCCGTTCTTCACCGCGTAGAAAGCGTAGAAATTTATCTTCGTCTAAAGCTCTTTGTTCTTCTTGTTCCGGCGTAACAGCAGGCTTCATTTCAGTCTTTTTCATTTCCTCAGCCTGTTGTTGTGCTTGAACTGTTTTATCAATATTGCCGATTTCAGTTTTAATTTGATTAAACCGAGATTGTTCGGTATCGTTTAACGCCCGAGTTTCGGTTTTAACTGTTTCGATTAATGTTTCAAGTTCTGTCATTAGGTTATTTCTTTGCTCTACAAGA